GTTGTATCTTCGTTAAAATCCCCCTGAGCATGGTGTTTTGAACTGTGTCTTCGTCCTGGTATGAGTTCGAGATTTTCGATGTTGTTATTTGCTCTGTCTCCGTTAATGTGGTGGACATGGAACCCTTTTGGGATGATCCCTTTACCGCATTCCCATACTGCTCGATGAAGTCTGACGCCTTTATTTTGGAAGTAGTATCCGCACAAGTAATACGACTTACATTGAAATTCTTGTCGTTTATCTGATATGATTTTGACTTCCATTCCTTAACCTCTTTCCATTGGTTATTGGCTGTCAATATTTTATGATCACCAGTGCATATTATAAACGAATCATCATCAAAAGTAATGCGAAAAACTTCCGCATTTTTCCTCGTCAATTTACAGTTTTTGTATTCAGTCCAGTAGCCACCGACAGTTAAAACCAAGCCAGTTGTTCCAACTAAATTTCGAATAGGCTTATTGCCCTGTGCGGTTACTATAATAGTATCGCCGTGTAAGCAGTGATCCTCGGCGGCGCTATTTACGTCATCAGGCTTGTTACTGTCTCGCGGTAACACCGGAACCGTCCGCACGAAATGCCTACACGTATCAAAAACATAGAGAGCGGTTCCCTCTTTCGTTATAGCGTTTTTTAACCGCTCTCTAAGCAATTCCCAACCATTGACCCGACTGCCCGGCTTCTTGTTCGCCCGCTTCCAGCTAACCCCGATCCTGCTCATCTTATCAGCAATACAGTCACCGTCGCTATCGACATCGTAAATGGACGAATCCGCTGGCCCCGCATGGACAACCTTGCCCATTGCCTGCTCGATCCGAACAATCTTTCTCGCAACCTCAGTCGCTAATTCTTTCGTCCCCTCGTTTGGTTTGCCAGTACAGCCATAAAGCTCAGCTATCCTGAATAGATCGCCGTTCCTTGTGCTTTTGGTCGTACCATCGGCAAGTTTAATATCGCAACCATCGCTCTCGGCCCACCAGCCGACCGAATACGGATGCGAACTCCCCCAGTCAAACGATCTATCAATTCGCCAAGTCGATGGTATATCAAAGGGTTCAATAACATGCACCTTAGCATCCCAGACGTCATCGAACATCCCGCCTGCAACAATATCCCAGTCACCTTCAAGCCATGCCGCCCGCCTTGCTCCTGTCTGTGCCTTTAGGTTCTTGAGATACTCAGGATCATTCTTGAGCAAAATCTTATTCTCATAAATACCCCCATGAATGCAAACTCGCTCCCCGCCCTCGTCATCCTCAATAATCATCCCCCTCGGTGCTGGATCGATAAATCGAGCCTTTACCCAGTTATGGCCGCAACCATAAGGATTGCAAGTTGCCCTGTAATGCCGAGGCATTCCCGGATAAGATGACCTACAAACAGATTTCATTGCGATATAAAAATCATCCGAAGGCCAGCTTGTCAGTTCCTCAAAGCCAACAAAAGGGAATTCATGCCCGTGGTAATTCCAGTAGTCGTCCTCTGTTGTGCCATATCGAAATTTCAGAGACTCACCACCAGCGAAAGCCCAAGTATGATTGCCTTTGTTATATACAGCGTTAGGGAATATCTGCCTAAACCATGACTTCGATTTCTTTATTATTTCATCCAAATCGGGATACTGCAACCGGAATATCACTCCCTGCCAAGCCTCGCCAAAACCACGACCAACGAACTGTGCAAAGTCCATCAGTAACGCATCCGTCTTGCCTCCGCCACGTGTGCCCTCATAAAGACACTCAACTATCGGACAACTCAAAAAAAGCTCTTGTGAGCCTTCCTGTGGCTGCCAGATAATCTTTACGTCTTGCTCTGGTTTTGTTTCGCAAATTGCGACCATTGGCTTTTATCCATCGCTATAGGTACTGCTAAAACCCCACAACCTTCGGGGAACTTGTGATTCGTATTCTCGGTAAAGTCTGCTTCGCTCTTGCCAAGCAACTCAGAAGCCTTGAGCCGGTTCTTCATGTTCTCTTTCTTATTCGTCATCACCTCTGTCCAGAATTCCTGACGTTGCTGTCGATTGGCGATGTCTTTTGGCCTTACCTCTGTTTCTTGGCGATTTTTCAGGGCCGTAACAATGTGAGGTTTTGTGACCAGCCTCCGAGCATAGTCATAGGCCAACTTGGCTTTCTTCGCAGCAGCCTTAATATCTCCGTCATAGCAATCAATGAACTTTTGCTGCTTGACGGTGAACACTCGCTTCGCGGCCTTTTGTTTCGTCTTTTCGTCTTTCTTGGCCATATCTTCATACTTCGCTAATTCACGAAGCTCCGAAGGGCTTAACTGCTGCTGCCCTTTGATCTTGCCGAGCAAAAAGAGAAGCCGCTGTCTATGAGCGATGCTAAGTATGTCACTGGAATTGTCTTGCATGACATGTCTTTTTTCCCGATACTTTTGTTCGTCTCAAATTATACCGACGTGAAAAAATGCTTTAAGCTGGTGCTAACAGCTATAGCAGGCGGTTAGTACCCGATACTCCGCCCGCGTCGGCTCTTATCTACATTTCAAATGCTTTTTGTATTTCATGGGCTTCTTTCGCCTCCCACTTGGCAAGCTTCTCTTGAGCATCCCTGACCACGCTCCGCTGATGCTCGGTCTTTGCCTTCGTCATCAACTGCATTAGCCTGGAATGCATTTCCTTGACCTGTTCGCTAAAATCCCACAATTTCACCTCATAATTTAACATGGCAGAATTCTACCAATGTCATCATGTGGTTATTATCGGGGAATGTATTAAGAAATGTCTGTAACAAAGTTGTTACAAAATTTATCGACTTGCTTTTTCCAAAACTTCATTTAATAATTTGTGCTCTATTTTTTCAGTCATTTCCAGACTCCGTGAATTTCGCTTTAATGCTGCTTCACTTTTTATGTCACGGCCAAGAATCTCCAATATCTTTGCCATACCATATGCTGGCACCAGCATCTTTAGACCTTCTCGTAAACGAGCCATTATTGCCATTTATACCACTCCAAGCGATTCAAGTAAAGCCTGCATTTCCTGTTCGTCGAGTTTGAATGCGGTCGTGTCTTCATATCTCGCCACCTTCCCCCGATACCAGCCCCACGCCTTCATCTTGGCGGCCAACTGCTCTTGGCTTAGCCCTGCCGACCACCTCAGCCGCTGCAACTCCGCCCCCTCCATGCACTGGTCAGTTGATTTTGTGATATGTGCTTTTATTTTGGCCATCCGTGCCCCCTTTGATGTTTTCCTCAAATGCCGCCTATCGGCACGTTTACAATCGGGTTTGTGTCATTACCTTTGAACTTCACAATGCGACGTCCCCACTTCTTAGTAAGCAAACTTCTCTGTGCCTGTTCTTTATATTGAGGATGTGTATCCTTGTAAGCATAGATAGTCGGTTTAGAATCAGGGCGTTGAGGAAAAAAGTCTTTACTCATTATCCAACTCCATTGGACGAATCTTGGATTCTATAAATTCAATATCAGCCTTTGAGGTGCCGTAACGCTTGTAGAGCATTTCATCTGTCCAGCGAGTACTCATATCGAGGATGGGAACAAATGCGTAGGTGTCTTTTGTAATGCTGTGGGAGTACATGAACAAGGAAACAAGAAAGCGGAAGAATTTTGTTTTCATGTAAGTAACTAGATTTTTGGCCTGAGTTTCTTTTTTATAACTGCCAATCACAAGGTATGTCTCAGTACAGATTGTCCCAGGTGGAAGTATGTCAATTACGGAAAACACTCTTCTCTTTCCATCCTTGCCAGGATTACCAGCATGTTCATGCCCGGAACGTGATGAGATTACCTTCCACTTATCGATCATCTCTACGCCAGCGGTTATCTCTTTGCGATTGTAGGGACCTTCACCTTTCTGCCAGCGCAAGGTAATATCACCTGTTTTTTGCGGTTTAACAAATGTTCTTAACCCAAAGGGCTTGTACGAAGAGACTTGCTCATGCATACACTTTTCTTTTTTAGCCAGCACCTTTCTGACGATAGGCACCGCCTGGCTATGCCTGATGAAGGTCGTAAACTCATTGAGGGTACGGGCTGAAACGGCTTCGGTTCCGTTATGCATGTTGATGATTTTGCATGGTCCAGTAGAATCCCGTTCCCAAAGGAAGTAACATACCCCGCCCGCGATACTAACTCCCGGAAAAACTTCCGATGCGTCCTCAAAGTCCACAATCTTGCGGATGTGATTGTCGTTCAACATTTCTTTGCGAAAATCATTCAGTCCCTTTCCACCCGCGAACCAGCGAGATGGAATAATCATCGTAAGGAAACGAGGATTCAATTTTTTAGCTTGGTGGACAAAATTATGATAAATAGGTGATGCACTTCTTCCAAAACCACCATCGCTTAATTGATACGGTGGATTTCCAATAATAACATCGAATTTCATTTTAAATATGTCCTCCGGTTTTTTTGTATGGATGAACTGATAGGCGTGGGTTTCAAGTTCTTCACCTCTTTCATAGTTTTCTTGGCTGGTTGCCGCCAACAATAACATTCTTGCCGTCTCGAACATTCACAACCGGCAACTGCACAAGCCCAAATTCGTCGATTGATGCTTGTAGCCCTTTACGGTTTTCTGGCTCAATCACTCTCGGGTTGTACGGTGCGGGGTTAAGCTCGCTTAACTTGAACTCGCTGATTGTTAGCTCTTTACTTGACATTAAAAGCCTCCTCTGAAAAATGCAGAAAACTAAGCATTTGCTCATGCGGCATAGAGACAAATCGCCCATTATCTAACTGTATCTCTGTCGTACCGACGCCAGATTTTTCGTCTGGAATATTCCACTTTGTCACAACACATCTGGACGTGCCCAAAATACTCTCGCTTCGTTTAAATATTCCATTTACATTCATCAGCCGCCATTGCAATATATCCCAGTCTCTTTCGTCAATCTGTGGCAACTCTAACTGTATCGCAAGTATTTCAACATCGCCGTAGCCATCGGCGATAATAACACTCGGCTTGTCTTTGCCATGTCCGCAACAGCATCCAAGCGTTTGGTATCCCTTGCCCCAAAGATGTTTAATCGCTTCGGCAATACATGAATCTATGCAAACCGTTCGATTCTGCTTATGTGTTGCAATCCCATCGGGTAAATCGAGAACTATTTCGTTGTTTACACACATTTTTCACCTCCAAACAGGGGCAGATTATTTCATTCACCGGCAGGGTCATTCTCCAATTTCTCCACAAATTTCTTGATTTGCGATACTAACTTCTGCGCATCTGCGAGCCTTGTATAACAGCCGAGACTCCATTCTTCATTGTCTGCATCCGATTCGTCAGCTAATGTTATGAATACCGTGCACTCTATTAACCCTGTTTGCCAGTCGCCTTCCGCAAATTTTGACTGTACCTCAGCATAGACGCCTTCTACCTTTTCGTAGCTTCCCTCAGCCAATATGTACGGCTGAGTATCAGGTCTGTCGCAGTCATCCGTCTCTGTGTTGACACGCTCAATATCTAAACGCAGTTCGTATTCCTTATCCGACTCTGGCATTTGCAGCCTCCATCAATTCAACGTTC